CTCGTGGCGATGATTCGAATCGAGCGCTGCCAGAACTTCTCGCAACTCAATCGCTACTGCGGTAACGCGCCCGACTTCCGTACGGGCTGGAGGGAGAACCGGAGCGGCTCGCCCAAGTACGACGCGCACGGAACTCTTACCGAAGGCACCGGGACGTTCAACGATGCGCTCCGACGAAACAACTGGCTCATCATGGCCGGAATGCGAAAGAACGGTGCCAAGACGAGCGCGGACCGCCCGTACGGAACGACGACGAAGTACCTGGACCGCTGGCTCGCGGCGTCGCATGCGGAACGCGAAGCGCCGCGCGAAGCGCGCATGGGCTACGGCAACAAGCTGCGCAAGCCAGTCCCGGACCACAAGGGGAGAATGAAGGCGACGGACCTCTTTCTCTGGGACCTCTACGTCGTCTGGCGAGCACTTGAAGGTCTCGACATGCGGCACGACAAGTTCAGCGTGCAGCGAGGACGTGACCACTCGGGGCGCGAGGTCAATCTCGACGAACGCTTTTCTCTCACGGTCGAGGAGGCGCTAGCATGGGTTGGCGATGTGGGCGGGAGGGCCTCGCCAGCGCCGATGCTTTGGAAGGGAGTCGACGTCGATACGGAACACGCAAAGGCGCACGCGGCGGCGCATGGCGGCGAGCCTGGGGAAGAGATTGCGGCGGAGTGAATGAGAAGCAGCGAAAGCGACCCGGGCACAGCGAGCGACAGCATTGCAACGAACGTGGCCATGGGCAAGCGAGCTGACAGAAGCGATGGCGTGTCAATGAAGGTGACTGAAAGACAGCGGCCCGAAGGGTAGTGATCGTAAGCGAAGACTCCTTAGGGAGCGGCCACCGTTCAGCGAAAGCGAAAGTCCGACAGCGCGCGAGTAGGAGGAAGTGAACACGTTCTCGGGCTAGTGAGCGAGCGATTGGCAACGAATGTGACAGTGGCAGAGCGAGCGAAATAGACACAACGAAAGTGAATACTGTTCAGTGACCACGAAAGCCAGCAAGATCCCATCCGGCCTAGCCTCGCACGTCCCGATGCGGCTCGGTAACGCTAGTATTGGCAACGCAAGACAAGGCAAGAGGCTTCGGCCTAGAATGAAACGCAAGTGAGCAAGCCAAGCGCACTGAAACTACCGACGGGGCTGGCTAAAAACATCAGCCTTCTCGGGCTGTCTCGGCGCGTGGCTCGAGTGACCGGACAGAGCGAGAGCACGGTCTACAAGCGCGTGCGACGTGCGTTGTTGAGGTGGCTTAGCCAGGATATCGCAGACGGCCGAGAAGCGTGGATGTATCGGACGGCTGGCGGCGCACGCAATCTCGCGTGGAGAATCAACGTCTCGAAGTTGCGAGCGCTGCACCCGGAGTTCTTCGAGGACCCATCCCCTCGGGAACTGGAGACACGAGTCGAGACGCTCGAAGCTCAGGTCGTCGAACTCGAGTGGGCGAGAGACACGCTGGCGAGTGAGATCGGAAATCTCCGGGGTGAGGTCGCGGTAGCGCGGAGGGCGAGCGGGTGACGTTCCACGAGCCGATAACGTGGTTGCTTCTCGCGTTCGCCTTCGCAGGGCCTGAGCTTGGGGGCGCGCTTGTTCGTTGGCTTGTGCGACGTAGGGCGAGCGGATGAGGCGAGAGTCGGACGTGTCTCCGATCACGGCCGCAGTTGTCATCGCCGTGGTAGTCGTCGTCTTCGCGTGGCTCATGCGACTCAACGACGAGTGTGAGGGCAGAGGCGGAGTCTTCGTGCAAGGCTACTGCGTTCGGCCGATGCCATGATCGCCGACTCGATGGCCGCCCTCTGCGCAGCGTGGACTCTCGTCTGCGGGCTCGTTGTCGGCTGGATTTTCCGTGGCGCCGAGGAGCGAAGGCGTGCGGTGGCGAGACTCGAGGCGATCGCAGCGGAGCGGTACGGGTGGGAGTGCGTCGAGTCGAAGTTTCGCTGGGTCCGCATCCTCCAGCCGCCTACTCGTCCAGCGCTTCCTGGCGAGACGGACCCGCCAGTGATCGCTGACTCGGGAGCAACCAGTCAACGAAAATCGCGCGGATGAGTTGTAAGTGTGCGATGTCGCTGCGTTCCGTCGTGACTGCAAGCCTTGACGGAAATAGAACTGAGCCGTCACATTGCGCAACTTACAGTGTATTACCAATCGACGTAGTGTAGCGTCACTTCATTGGCCAAAGTTGGTCATACTTGGCCATATCCTACATGAAGTGTTTAGGAGTCTCGCAGTGGCCGCTTCGTCTGGGCCCTCCTACAACTCGTCGCTTCGACCGCGCGGGCTCCGCTAATCATGACGCGTGCTGACGCACTGCGTAGGTTGCACGATTCGCATCGGCTCAGCCGGAGGCGAGCCACTTCTGGATGAGGCGCACAAGCTCTGGGGACGGAGTGCGGTGCAGTGTTCGGTGGCAATCGACGCAAAGCCACTCGACGAGGTCCGGTCTCGCGTAGTCTGGGTGGTGCGCCTCGGCTTTCGGTTCTCCGCAGCGTTCGCACGGCTGACGTTTGATTCTGCCGCATCGAACGAGGTAATGCGTCTGGCCGCGCACACTTGACTTTCGTCTGTCGGCCTCAGGTAGCTCGCTGTACTTCGGACGGTTCTCGCGCATGTACCGATTCCGGCACGTGCGGCACCAGCGCTGACCGGGCGCCCTCTCCTCGTCGCCGCACCGCGAGCACAAGTCGAGCCCGGTGATCTCCCGCTGTTCTGCTATTGTGGTTCCCATCGGGCGCCTCCGCATGGCGTTCGGTCAGGGCTCGGGTGCTGACACACGCCGAGCCGATTCAATTTCGCTCTGAACGTTAGCGCAGCTTTCACCACTCCGTGACCGAAAAACGGCGCAAGCCAAGCAAAAAGCCAACCCCAGCTCACGCCGCCAAGCGCGAGAGCATCCTCTCCCGCCTTCTCGGCTTCGAGCCGCTGGCCGACATCGCCGCTTCCGAGCGCGCCACACCGGCGGACATCAGCGACCGGATGAAGGTCGAGCTTGCGGCGGTCGTCCTGGCCCCGGCCGAGTTCGAGCACTTGCGGGCCATCGAGACGCTTCGGCTCGACCGCTACCGGCGAGCACTCGACGGCTTGGCCATGACGGGCGACGCGCAGGCCGTGCGGGTCTGCATCGACGCCAGCAAGGCTGTCTTGGCCTGGGCGCAAGCCGGGCAGGCGGTCAAGGTCGAGCACTCGGGCACCCTGAAGCATCTGAACGTTGACGCCACCAAACTCAGCGACGCCGAACTTCGAGACCTTGCGGCAGGCACTTGGCCCGAGGCCTCCGAGGGAGTTGTCGGCGGCGGCGGAGCTGGAGCGGCGCCGGAGACTGAGGGCGGCAGAGCTCCTTGACTTCGTTCCCATGCTGTCGCCGGAGTACGACAGCCCAAGGCACCTAAGTCCGCTCACAAGCCAGCTCGAGCGGGCACTGCGCGAAGCGGTCCGGTTCCTCTTCAGCGTTCCGCCGCAGCACGCCAAGACCTCGACGCTCGCGAGCGGGATCGTCTGGACGATGCTCCGCGACCCTACGCGGTCGCACATCTACGTCACCTACCAGACCAAGCGCACGCGCGAAGTGAGTATCCTGACCCGGAAGCTCGCGGAGCGCGCCGGGCTTCGGCCGGAAGGGACGCAAGACCTCTGGCGGCTGCCCGAGGGTGGGCAAATCAGCTTCACTTCGTTCGAGGGGCAGCTCGGCGGGACTCCGGCCTCAGGTCTCATCGTCGTCGACGACCCGCACAAGAACCGCGGCGAGGCCGAGTCGTCGATCGTCCGTGAGCACGTCTGGAGCGAGTTCAAGTCGTCGGTCATGACGCGTATGCACAATACGACGTCGGTCATCGTGGTACACACACGCTGGACGCTCGACGACCTCATCGCGAGGCTCGAGAAGCAGCCGGACCCGCTCGACCCGGAGCGCAAGCTCTGGACCTACAAGAACCTGCCGGCTATCAACGACGCGGGCGAGCTTCTATGGCCGGAGCACAAGTCGCATCGTCTCATCGAAGAGGCGCGAGCGCGCGGTGAGTACGATTGGTGGTCGCTCTACATGGGCGAGCCGAGGCCGCCGGGTGGGACCGTCTTTCGAGACGTCCAATACTACGACGAGCTTCCGAAGACCTACCGCGTAGCATTCGGGCTGGACCTCGCCTACACGGCGACGGCTAGATCGGACTACTCGTGCGCGGTCGTGCTCGCGGAGAGCGGCGGCAACTACTACGTGCTCGACGTCAAGCGTGATAGATGCGCGCCGTACGAGTTCGCCCCGAAGCTTCGCGAGATTCACGCGATGTATCCCGGCGCGCAAGGCCTCTGGCATACCAGCTCGACCGAGACGGGCACGGCCGATCTGATGCGCAAGGAGATGGGCTTTCACGTTCGCAGCGAGATTGCGAAGGGGAAAGGTTACCAGCGCGCGCAGCCGGTCGCAGCCGCGTGGAATGCGCGCGAAGGCAAGCCGGGCCGAGTCTTTCTGCCTCGCGACAAGCCGTGGGTGTCCGAGTTCGTAACTGAGATCCTCAACTTCACCGGAGACGAGCGCCAGCACGATGACCAAGTGGTAGCGCTCGCCAGCGCGTTCACGCAGCTCGGGAGCACGGCGATAGATATTCCTCGCGCCTTCCCAACGGCGTTCACCAAGCAAGTTGGATCCGGGCCGGTGTTTCCGAAGGGTCCGACGGCGGAAGGCTGGACGTTCAAATGACCGCGACGTCGTGCGGATGCGGGCGGCACTTCTACCATCACGCGACGCAAGCCTGGTGCGCAAGGCTCGCAAGCGGCATCGTGGTGCTGAAGCCGCATGCGTGGCCCGAGTGCGTACGTATCGCCGAAGAAGAGCGCTTCGAGCGGAGCGAGCTTCCCACGAAGGTCGAAAGCCTTTCAGGCACCGAGAAGTGAGCCTCGTCGTTTCGGGTGCGCCCGCGCATCGGGTCGACGTCTCCGGGTGGGGAACCGAAGCGCAAAAGCCTCCGCCTCCGGCAAGGCAGGCCGTGCTCGATTGGGTGCGTAACG